GAGACCTCGAGGAAAGCGCCGGTCATGATTTCAGAGTTTCGGGCATTCGAGATGTCCGACCAGTTGAGGGGCATGGAGCCTCCTAGATGGGATTGGAATCAGCGGGTCCGCTTAGGCGGACGCATTTGCCAAGCTGCGGAAGGTGTCCCAGTTTCCGGTCTGGAGAGCCTTCTGCCGCGCTTCGCGGAGCTGCTCGGCGGTCACTTCGCCGATCGCTTCCTGCGCCTTCGGTTGCCGTCCCTTGTTGGGGTTCGACGGCGCCGGGAAGAGGTACGACAGTTGTGCGGGCGCGGTGTCGTGCTTGAGGCCGGTCGCCCAGTCTAGGAAGTCCGCCCGGCCTTCTTCTGGCAGCGACTCCCAGACCACCCGAGCCGTTCGGATATCGAGCTCGGACTTGATGCCGACCTGGCCGAGAATGCGCGCCTCTAGAGCGGCTTCGCGCTTCGCCCACGAGTCGGCCTTGCCGGCCCATTCGTCGGCGGTCGCCTTCGACGTGGCTTCCCACTCCGAGCGCGAGGATTCGAGCTCCTTCTTAAGCCGACGGTTTTCCGACCTCAGCTCTTGGTTGCTCGGCGGCTGTTTCGCCGTCGGCTTCGGAGGAGTCGTTTCTTGCGTCGTCTCCGCCGGTGGGCTCTCCGGCTCCGGCTGCGGGTTGCTGTTCTCTACTGGCATCGATGCTCTCCAAGTGCGCGCGCGCCTCGGCCTCGGAGACGCCGTAGATCATTGAGTACGCTCCGACCTTGTCGATCAGGCCCATCGCGAGGAGCTCCTTGGCTCTGGCGATGATGGATTCGATCTCGGTCGGGCTCGGGGGAACGCCGCGATAGGCGATGTCGTACCCACCCTCCGGCAGCCCGGCGGAGTGGAGTCGATTGGATAGAACCGCGATAGCGGCCATCAGCAGGACATCGCTTCGACGCATCGACGGTCCATACTTCCGCTCTAGGCGTGCACGGCTCTCCCGCTCTAGTTCGAGGCGGTAGCCGCTCGCCTGTGAGCGAGCGCGGCGAAAGTCCGAGGGGGACAGGCCGAAGGCGGTGGCGATACCGTCCTCGTATTTCTCCAGCGCGGCAATGATCGATGCCGCGTCGCCACCCGGCCCCCACTGTCCCGCGGTTGCTCCGCCGCCGCTGGCGTTGGGGTCGGCAACGAGGACGAGGACGTTGCTCGGGTCGGCCTCTACCTGGGCGCCGGCACCGCCTTGCTCCATGCCGGCGGGGAGCCAGCCCGCGATGTAGCGCTGGGGCCAGGAGGCCCGCAGGACGATGTGTCGCCAGAACGTGTACAGGACACAGGTGTTGAGGGTGCCCTCGACGGTCTCGCTATTGAGGTAGGGAGACCACAGGGTTTGACCGATCGTCGAGTGGTAGACGACGAACGGCATAACAGGCGCGCCGTCGGAGTCGGTGTATGCCTCCGGCCACGCGCCATCGAGGGCGGCGAGCTCGGTGACGTCGCGGTCGTCTTCGACTGCCCGGATCTGGAGTGTCTTGGACTCGCGGTCCCACACTTCCCAGCAGGTGACAGGCTTGCCCTTGATGTCTCGAACGGTGAGCCGCTCGACCCTGATTGGTTGGTCGGGGCGGGCGGGGTCCGGCACCGCGATGACTGAGTCCGCGGGTACGAGCTCGAGGTAGATCTTCGCATCGACTCCGGAGCCATAGAAGCCGACGAAGACGAGGTTCTCGTTGCAGCCGATGACGGTTTGGAGGTTCTGCTGCGCGGTCGGAGCGAAGGCCAGGTCGCGGAGAATACCGGTCATCTTCCGCGCTGCGGTGATCTTCTTGTGCCCGACCCGCGGCTCTTCGTCGTAGAGCGTGGACGCCGCTTGGCAGCAGGCTCGGAAGGGGTTCCGGCTTAGATCGGGCTTGCCCCACTTGGAGGACCGCTCGATCTTGATGGATTGCGCGAGGGCCTCAGCTACATCGGAGGCGTGTTCGCCGAGCAACATCCGCCGGCGGAGACGGGTGTGCGTCCACCGCTTCGCCTCGGTCGGGGACTTGGGGAAGGTCGTTTCGATGCTCATGGCGCCTCACACGACGAGCTTCACGCTGGCCAGTGAGTGGCCCGCGATGTTGAGGATCCAAGGAATGAAGCCGTAGCGGACAGCGTCCAGCACGTCCTTCGGTTCTTCGGTCTTGCCGCCCTCCCAAGTCTGGAAGGCTTTGATCACGTTGGGGCAGGAATCGCCGAACACGAGGAAGCGTGGCCCACCGTCGTCGGTGGTCGAGACCTGCTGCTTGTGAATCCACTCGATCGAGTGGACGTACCCTTCGGCGGTGTTGAGCCTGGTTCGCTTCGCGACCGTGATGAAGGGGTAGATCTTCTCAGTCACGCCGAGTTGGCGCTTGATGGCCTTGAGGAGCTTCGCGTTGTCCTTGGCCGCGAACCGGCTCGTACCTCGGACAGCACGGTCACCGTAGGCGTAGGACAGGTCCGTCCATTCGAGGCCGTTCCGCGTGAGCATGTTGATGATGGCGGCGGCATCGTCATCGGTCGACGACTCGCCCTCGGATACCCACTCGTCGAAGACGACCGCGAGGTTGTGCTTCTTGTTGTAGCCAACGAGCACCGCGGTCTGTTTACCGACACGCTCGACCGTACCGTGGTCGATGCCGATCGAGAGGTCCCAGTCGAGATCGGGCAGCTCGGCGACTGAGTGCTTGTCCTCATCGAAAGCTTGGAAGACCCGGCCCTCGAGCACGAGCTTGTACGCGCCGTGAATACGAGCAGGCCGGTACATGGGCAGGCAGTCGCGGATCTTGTCGTCAATCCATGCCTGGTCTCGTGGTCGACCGTCCGGTCCGACGTATGGCTTCCCGGTCGATTCGCCGGTTCGGGGGTCCACTGGGATCAGGGCCTCGGCGGTCAGCGGCGAATGGTGGACCGACACATGCGGCTGTTTCTCGTACTCCTCCAGCCAGGAGAGGTCGCGGCGGCCGATTGGCGTAAACGACGCAGCGATCCGGCCGCCACGCGCGGATACACGCTCGATTGCCTCCGACCAGATGGCCGCCGTCATCGGCTCGTCGAAGTAGATGACGTCGTACTCGGAGCCGGCGAGCGCGAGCTCGCCCTGCGAACAGCTCTTGATGTGCAGTTCTGCGTTCGGAAAACGGATGATGGGCGGTCGGCCGTAGCCGGTGGTCGGATCAAACTGTCGATGAAGCGAGCCGCCCTCCAGCATCCACGGGCGGAGGAGCTTCGACAGCTTCCGCTGGATGGGTAGCGACTGCTCGGCAGTGGCGCAGATCAGGGCGACGAGTTTCTTGCCCTCCCACGGGGCGACCTCGCGGAAGGGGTGGTCTCCGATGCACTCGGAGATGGCGTCAATCAGCACCGCGGTGGTTTTTCCGATGCCTTGGTTGCCTGTCCGGATGATCCGGATCTTTGCGTCGTCGCGGTAGAACGACAGCTGTAGGGGGAGGGGAAGGAACCGGCTGCGCGGGTCCTTCACGTCTTCCGACGTCAGGTGTCGGGCGGCAAGTGCGGCCACCCGAAGTGAGTCAAGCCGCTCCCATCGTTGGGGCATCTGCATCGTCGAGTACCTCCCGCAGCTGCATCCGCTGAAGCGGTGTCAGCTGCCGGACGGCGTCGAGCAGGATGGCCATGACTTCGGCCTCACGCAGAGAGCTCAGTTCGGTCTCTTCTCGGATTCGCTGCTGCTCGGCCTCGTGGACTTCGTGTGCGCGGATCTCATTCGCTAGCCGTTGGGCGGCCTGGTGTGAGCCTGTGAGAAGTGCCGCCTCCTGTTGCAGGCGGAGGGCGTCGATGGTGGTCTTCGCCCGGCGCACCTTCCCCGCGAGTTGGACCTCCGACCTGACTTTCCGTAGCGCTTGGATCTGTTTCCGAGCCTGGACGGAGGCAGTGTAGGAGCATGCTCGCTCGGCTGCCTCCGCTAGCGCTTGGAGCTCCGCGATCTGGGCGTCGATGTCCTTGAGCCGCATCGAGCCCCCTTTTTTTCTGAAACCCCGCGGCTAGCGTGCACGCAAACGCGAGAAAAAGAGACGTCGGGGTATGGGGGGGGTGAGATCACGGGCAGCCCGACCGGAAGGCTCTTACCCTTAAAGTTGTCCAGATTCGCAGACTACTTATGGTGGATTCGGCTTCCATGAACAGGAGGAGGTAGCCATGAATCAACAATTACCAGCGCATCTGACACAGAGTGACGAGACCAAGGCCGTTCTGCGGGCTCAAGCGCGAGTGAAGGGCTTGTGCGCGCCGCTGGCCAAGCTTCCAGGCGTCAAGGCACTCTTCGACAAGGTCGCGGAGTCGATTGGAAAGACCATCGACGGCACGGCGAAATCGTCGGTTCATCGAGATAACTACGACGGCCGCGTGACACACGCGCTTCTCGAGCTCACTCTCGAATCATACAACGGTGATACACGGCGCGAAATCCGAGTCGGATTCGATGCCGCGTCCTCCGGGCTGTTCATTCAAATCAACGGCGAGGTCATTGACGACACGAGCTTCGTCAGAGGTTCCGACCGCAGTCTTTTCGAGGTGTTGTCTGAGCAGCCGCTCAGGCTATGGCTGTGGGAGCGACTGGCGGCCGCCCTCAAGCACACTGAGTGACTCTAGCGAAACCCTACCTACTCTCCGCCAACTGGTCAAGTGTTCAGTGCTGAACATTTGATCATGCGGCTCTGGCGGTGAGGATACGGCGGTTTTCGAGGGACATTGCGACATACCATCGACCGTCGGCGATCCGGCGGTCGACGGTGCGCGGACTCATGTTGAGCTCTCGCGCGAGTCGAGCTCGGCGGGTGCCGGTCATGTGGCTGATGTAGGCGTCGACGCAATCCCCAGGAGAGGCCTGCCCTCGTGGGCGGCATTCTCGGGCAGCATCGACGGCCTTGTCGATGTCGGCGATGAGACACAAGACGCGCTCGACGGACGAACCACGCCCGCCGTCTACCTGGACTTGATCCTTGCTTGGATGGCGGCCTTTCGCGCCGCGCATCTTCACTCGGGTCTCTGCCCACCAGAGAATGGCTTGGTCGGTATCAGTCCACATGGGAGCTCCTAGAACGGGATGTCTTCTTCGGCGTAGCCGTGGTGGTTCGCAGTGGAGGGCGAGGAGCTGCCATGCTCGCCCTTCTGCGAGAGGAACTTCACGTCGTAGGCGATGATTTCGGTCGTGTACCGATCTCGACCGTCCTTGTCCTGCCACTTGTTGGTGCGGAGCTTGCCCTCGACGTAGACCCGGCGGCCTTTCGACAGGTACTTCTGGCAGCTCTCTGCGGTGCGTCCGAAGCAGACCACCCGATGCCATTCGGTGTGATCGCCCCACTGGCCGTCGGCACCCTTCTGCCGCTCTGAGGTGGCGATGTTCATGCGGGTGACGGTGTTCCCGTTCTTCGACTGCGTGGACTCGGGGTCTCGCCCGAGGTTGCCAATGAGGATGACCCTATTGAGCAAGGTCGGCCTCCTCGCCCCAGACAAAGTCCTTGGCATCCCCGAAGTGAGGGCAGCCCTCCACCGACGTGAGGATGTCTCGGCGGGCGTAGCCAATAGAAGGCTTGAAGAAGGGCGCCGGCAGGTTGACTCGCGCATCCCGGACGGTGCGGGAGAGGAGCAGGGAGCGGGCGACGATCAGTGCGATCTCGGGCGGCACGGTGTCGCCCTCATTGCAGATGTGAGTGTGCACCCACTGGGACGGGTCGCGACCGCACCGCGCCCAGACGCCGGCGCGCCGGCCGTCAGGCATCCCCACCCAGATCTCGATCTCGCGCCCATTCCAGTCGAGCATCCCGGCATAGGACATCTTCCGGTCCGGCGGCGAGGCCACGGCTTCGAGTTCCTCAGTGGTCTCTGTCTCTTCGCTCATACGAGCCTCCTGATCGCGGCTATGGCCATCCCAAGGGCCTCCGCGGCGTGATCGTTGTCGAGTAGGTGTGGGTGAGCGGTCATGCTGAAGCGCTCATTCGCCCATGCGATTGCGGCGTCCTTCGCTGCCGACCGGCCCACCCGAGGAAGGCGTGCATGCAGCCGCCACTCACTGGGGGTCGGCCGCCATGCCTTGTGGCCAGGTGTGAGGATCTCGACGAGTGGCCCCTGCACCTCGCCGGCGAGCTCGGCGGTCTTGAGAGCCGAGCGAACGCCCTTTCCGCGACCGACGAATAGGGCCTCGACGGCGACCTCAAGACTGTCGCGAGACCAACCGCAGTGCTTGGCGTGGATCCCGATGTGGGTGCCGACCGCCGATAGGGTGCGGAACTCCTGAACGCCGTCCGGCGGTCCTGCGAGCGAGTAGCATGGCCGCTTCCGGCCGCCTCGCCACGTCCAGACCCACCCGGCGACGACCTGCGGCTCGGAGTAGCCTCGCTGCTGCTCGACGAGCACAGCGGCTCCATTGCGGCCGGGGTCGACCCCGAGTGCTCTCATGCAGCCACCAGGTCATGACTGGAGCAGCCGCACGGGTAAACGCAGGTCGCAGGGGCATCGAGTGGGCAGGCCGGATCGATGACTTGGTTCTGCTTCGCCCAGCGCGCGAGCTCGGTCTTCGAGTCTTGGAGGACAGCCTTCGGATCTAGGCCGATGTAGCGACATTGGGCCTCTGCTACGAGACGAGCTTGCATGTCGTACACATCGCCGGAGCGGCGACGGCTTGACGTACTGGCAATCCGTAGCTGTGCGATGGCGGATTTCGCCGTGTTGACGGTGTGGCTCACATGGCCTCCGTGAGTGCGAGATGTGAGGTGGAGGGGAGGGCCTTCACGGCTGCAGAAGCGATGCCCAGTTCGCGGTGATGGCGGCGTCGCTGGCGCTCGGCGACGTACGCCCGTCGGAAAGCCGCACGAGTGGCTCCCATCTGCGGACCGTCCTGCATGCGGCAGATGACCATCACTCCGCCCGTGGCCTCCATGGCTGCACGGAGAGAGCGAGAGCGGTCCGGGTCTTCGACCAGAGAGACGACCTCATGTGCCGAGCATTGCGGAGCACAGCCGAGGGCCTGCAGCCGGTCCAAGACCTTCGCCGCCCAGTGAGCGGCCTCTGCCTCGGCTTTCCCAGCCTGCACGAGGGCAGGCACGATCCGGCCGAGCCATTGCCGGGCCTTGGCCGGGTCACGCAGCCTCATCCACGTCAAGCCGTCACGCTGGAGAGCGTGCTCGGCGAGCTCGACAGCGCGCTTGCTCTTCGCCGCCTGCCAGACCTCGGGCCATGCCGGACCGGCGAGGACAAGCCGTGCCCCGTGCCGGTGGATCTCAGAGACCAGACGGCCCCACAGCCGCTCGGCCTCACCCTCGATCTCGGCGGTGCTCAACCGCGGCCGGAGGCATTCGATCAGCTTCCCCGGCACCGGCCACCAGGTCGATTCAGGGGAGCGCAGGTGCATGACCACCGCTTGTGCAAGCTGGTCGTCGGTCACGTCGACGAGGACGACCTTCCAGACCTCGGACATGACCGATGGCGAGGCATCCGCGGGGACACGGCACCCGGCACTCACGAGGATTTGCATGGCGATGGCGATGCCTTGATCAGTGGCCATCGATGACCTCCGGAGCGGCACGTCCGGCCATCACCTGGCGGGTGTGCTCTGTGAGCTGTTGAGAAAAGGCAGAGGCCCGCCCTCGCCGGCTACCAGACGAGGAGGTGGTGTGTGAGAACGATCCGCCGAAGGCGGGCCTAGACCGCTCGGGACGGCCAGCAGCCTCCCAAGCTCGGGCGACCTCGAGGCGGCCTGCCCAGTTGGAGCGAGTGGCTCCGGAAGCGCCGACGGCTAGGACGGCGGACACCTTGCCGGACCGGTCATCCCCCCATCTCTCGCCGTTCGGCTTGAACCCGCGGACATCTCCCGCCCAGCACTGCTCAGGGCATCGCTTGGCGGCGTCGGCTAGCAGCTCGACGAGTGAGGGGAGGTCGTCGATGCGGATGGATTCGTTGAGAGCAGCGACCGCCCAGCCGACGACTTTCTCCAGCTCCCACCGCTTGGCTGGACGCATCTGCCCGGTGATGGCCTCGACCGCTGTCCCGGCTAGCCGGAAGATGCTGCCGGCGTGCCGGGCATGCTGCGGAGCGTGCCTGTCGAGGTAGGCCCGAATGATGGGGGAGGCGAACGCAAGGTCCGCGCGCGCCTGTTCAGGATCCTTGGATCTACCTTCCTCTTCTTTAGGTAGGTAGGTAGGTATAGGTATATCGGTGATCATTTTGATCACGGTCGCGCCTTCACCGTGATCATTTTGATCACAGTCGTCGCGGACCGTAGTCATATTGATCACGGTCGCGGATCCACCGTGGTCATTTTGATCACGGTCAGTGTGATCATTCTGATCACGGTCAGTACCGACCGTGGTCATTTTGATCACGGTCGGTTCGTCTGTCTGTGCGATTTCACCCAGCTTGGCACGCACATGGAGTCGTATCTTGCCGGCTCGGCCACCCGGCAAGCGCTCGATCCATCCGGCCGCGGCCAGGCTCCGGAGTGCCCGGTGTACGGTCGGCTTTGAGACGTTCGCGCGTTTCGCGAGTGTGGCCGCGCTAGGCCACGCGACTCCGGATTCGTCTTGATACGACGCCAGCACCGCGAGAAGGCACGCTTCTAGCGGGGAAAGGCCGGCAGCGAGTAGTGCCAAGATCACGCGGCATCTCGCTGCGGCGCTGCGGCGCGGACGAGCTCGCCGAGCTCGGCATCGGTCATGGGAGGCCGCACAGCGTCGGCAAGTGTCGCGAGGCTCTCCAGCCGCGGCCGTCGGACGCCAGCACACCACGTCCACGCCGCGTGGTAGGTCGCGCCGGTGGCCTTCGCGATATCCGCGGGGTTCAACCCGCGCTTTTTCATAGCGGAGTTGAATGCAATCGAGAATGCCGTCGTCTCCATACGGACCTCATCAAAAAGGTAACGCCTGCTCGAACCTTACCGTCTTACCAAAAAGATGGCAAGTGTCGAAGCTAAGGGAGATCGTAGATGGAGGCGCGGTTGACTGGCCCAACTAGAACTAGGTTCCGACAGGTGGTCGGCTCGGAGATCCGGGACTCGCTGATGTCGCGGCTCCGAGCTGTGTGGGAAGCCGCGGACCCTCGAATCTCACAGGCCGACATCGCCGAGGAGGTCGGCCTCGGGCGCAAGAAGGCCCACGCGATCGCGACATACTTGAAGCCCAGCGATGACCCCGCATCACGTGAGCCCACCATCGATATGATTGCTCGTATCGCCGAAGCTCTCGGTCAGAGGCTCGATGTGGCTCTCGTCCCGTCGGATTTCGCGAGCTCTCACCTGGTGGACCTGGGCGTCGACCTCGAGGAAGACGACCTCGAACTGCTACGCGAGATCGCGCGGGCGGTCCCGACGCTCACCAGCCAGCAGCGAGTCACTATCCGCGGGATGTTCGCCATCATCCGAGGGGAGGGGGGCTAGCAGAAGGTCCGCCGCTTCCGAAGCCTTACCGTTTTTGATGGCCGCCCATATCTGGGCGGCTTTTTTTGCGTATTCGGCTGACTCCATGTGACAGATTGGAAACATGCACCCTGCTTGCCTTTACCTAAAAGGTAAGCGCCCGTATTGTCTTACCATAAAGATTCCATCCGGCGGGCGCTTGCTACTGACCAGATGGTAGCCGATTCCGCGGTCATATTTTGACCGAGCGAATCGCAAGTCTGACTACTTTACGGGGGCAAGTACGCCATGATCCAGATTGATCCAATGCAATCGCCGCTCTGTACTGGATTGGTTCGGTTCGACGAGAACATCGGAGCACGTACACTTTTTGTCATCGTGCTGATTCTGGTCTCGGTGTTGGCGTGCACGACCCGTGTCACCTCTCCCCACGCATGTGGGGACGTTTGTCCGCAGCCGGTCCCCCTGGCTGCATCCCCCCTCTCTCCCTCCCTCGACATCAACACCACCGAGGAGCCGTCATGAACCAGATTTCGATCACAGACCCGACTAACGCCGGATCGCAGATTCGCGGCCATCGAGCCGCGGCTCACATGAAGCAAGAGGAGCTCGCCAAGCGGGCGGGCATGACCCGAAGCCGCCTGTCTCGGATTGAGCGGCTGCAGGCGATCCCGACCGATGACGAGATGGAAGCGCTGTCGAACGCTCTGTCTGGCTGCTCTCCCGTCCCGCAGGAGCGACTGGCGACGGACGCGCAGCCCGAGCTGGACTTGTCCATGCTCGGCACCATCCAAGAGAAGGACCTCGATCCGGGCTTCGAGGTCACTGTCGAAGTTCCGGCTCACATCGAGCCTCTGATCATGACTGTTCTGCGTAGTGAGACACGGGCGCTCGGCCGCCCACTCACTCACGACGAGCTTGTGAGCCTCATCCGCACCACCGCAGCCGCGCAGCGCTCCCAGGAGGCGGCGTGAGCCCGCTCGAATCGGACATCATCGCCCAGCGGTCGGAGGAGGTCTTCGCCGTCATCGACCAGTGGCCCGGCTGCACGCTCGATGACATCGCGGAGCATCTCGGCTGGGCGAAGGAGACCGTGAAGACCTACGTGAAGCGCCTGCGCGCGAGCGGACGTGTCCTGCATGGCCAGCGGTACGTGAGGACTGCGCCTCACGGAAAGGTCCAAGTCGTCGACGGTGAGGACACCGAGCGTGGCCGGCTGGAGGCCCGCATCATGGCCCTGCTCACGCGCAAGCCGGAAGGCGGCATCTTCATCATCGACCGCCTGTGCAACCAGGACCGGGGAGACAACGAGCCTACTCGGGATCGCGACGTCCGCCGAGCTCTCGCTCGTCTCTCCGCGGCCGGCATGGTCGCATCGACTCGCTACACCATCTGGCCGTCGATGACTCGCACGGCGAAGGGCTGGCGGCCTCCCCAGGTGCCAGCTCGGCGGGAGGCGGCATGAAGTCGATCTTCGCCCTTCTTCTGCTCTCCGGCTCGGTGAGCGCGATCTTCGCCGGCGTGTACCTGCTCGGCGTCCACAGTGGCGGCGGCATCCAGTCGGAGCATATTGGCGATGCCCTCAATGCCGGCATCGCGTGCTTCGCCCTGCTGGCACTCGTCTGGTCCCTCCTCCCGTGGCCGAGCTTCGACTCGGATGGGGAGTGGCGATGAAATACCTATACGGATTCGACGTCGAGACTACTGGCCTTGACCCGGCGAAGGACGTGATCGTCGAGCTGGCATTGGTCGTGTACCGCAAGCGCGAATCAGGCGAGTGGACGCGGACTCACTCCTATAGCTCCCTCGTCAACATCGCCGTCTGGAACGGCACTGTCGAGATCCCGAAGTCTGCGTCCGAGGTGAACGGCATCACCCTCGACATGCTGAAGGGCGCGCCGGACATCTATGAGGTCTTGCGCAATGCTCTCGACCTACTGAACCTCTACCCAGGCGGACGGTTCATCGCGCACAGCGCGGGATTCGACTGCTCCTTCCTTTGGCACGCTATCGGCGAGATGCGGGCAGGCGACTACAAGCCCAAGCCCACCCGCTGGACATGCACGCACCAGATGGCCCGCGTGATGCGACGTGTCGGCCTGCTCGACGTGGAGGACCTGCACCTCTCCACGCTGTACCGGCACCTCGTCGGAGGACACGAGCCGCCGACGCACCGTGCTGTCGACGACGCCGACGCGGCCGTTCGCGTGTACCTGGCCCTCGAAGACCTCCTCCCGAAGCGTTCCGTAGAAGGGAGGGCCGCATGACCTTCATCCGCCCCGCCGGCGACGCCGACGCCGTGCATGTGTTCCTTCACTTCGATCGGCAGTGGGGGAGCGAGCTCCCGGTCACCATCTACCGGGAGTGGTTCCCGCTTCGACTGGAAACAGTCAAGTGGTCCATGACCCCCGAAGAGCACGCGGTCGTCGAGGAGTACCGCGCGCGCTGCGAGCGATTCGACATCGACCCGACGAAGGTGGACGCCGTGATCGTGGGCTCGGCCGGCGGCGGCATCAGTATCGCGCCGGACTGTTCCTCGGTGCTTCTTCTCATTCCTCAAGACCTCGAGCACGAGCGCGAAGTCGCTCGGGAGTTGGCTGCATGAGCTCGCAAGACCTGTTTATCGTTGACTTGTTTGCCGGTGGCGGTGGCGCCTCCGAGGGAATCCGTGCCGCGCTCGGGCGTGGCCCAGACGTGGCAGTCAACCACGACGCGCACGCCATCGATATGCACTCCATCAACCATCCGGATGCCGTCCACCATCAAACGGACGTATTTGAAGTGGACCCGGTCGAAGCCTGTGGCGGTCGTCGACCGGACCTCCTGTGGGCTTCGCCGGACTGCACTCATTTCTCCCGCGCGAAGGGTAGCAAGCCCAAA